TCCCTCAAAACGAGTTTCGACCGCTTGCGATTCCTGTTCAACCGTTATCGGAGGTTTAGAGATTGTCGATTCCTGTCTTATGTCTTCCTTCGGCTCTTTCTTTGCCTTCGGCTCTTTCTTTATTTCCTGTTCTTCAATTTGTACTTTCTCGTTTTCCATAACGCTGCCCCTTGTTTAAAATAGGGCGGGGTCAAACGGCCCCGCCCGTGTTTTGTTAGATAGTTGTCGGTATACCGCCCGCGCCGCTCGCCGCATAAGTAGGCATGCCCACGTATACGCGATCATTACCGCCAGCAGCATCCCATGCGGCATAACCGCTTAACGCGGACGTGCCGAGTATGAGAATACGCCCGGAGGTCGGGGCCGTACCGATGAAAACGCTGGCCATCGATGCCGCCTCGTTCGGACGGAAGCATATAAAATCGCAGTCACGGAAAATGATATCCGTGCCGAGATTACCGGCTGCGCTGCTCTTAATAGCACCGTGAGCCGTGCCGCTTCCGGCCATCGACAGAAATTCGCATCCGTAAAACCTGTTACGGTATGCGGTCCCCGTGATCGAGACCTCGGTATTCGCGTTGTCGCCACGGTCGATTGTGTCCGAACCGAACGTACAACCGACGAACGTGTTTTCATCCGCGCTCGCGCCGAGTTCGAGACTGGATATCGTGGCAGCCGCCGCGCATCCGCCGCCACCGACGACATGGCAGTTGATAAACGCGTTACGGTCGCCGGTTATAACGAGTCCGCCAACCGATGTACTTGCAGTATCAGCGTTGAACATATGCACGTTGTAAAACGTGTTATTGTTGCCACTGATATTGATAACCTCGGTACAGTAGTTTGTGATAACCGTCGCGCCGGCAGTCGCCGCGCTTTCGGTCGTCAGGGAGTCGCCCGTGTCCAGCGTCATCTTGGTCGCGGTGAGCGCGGTTATCGTGTACGTGCCGTCATTCGTGTTCGACGTGCTGTCAACGATGATCTTGTCACCGACCTTGAACCCTGCGGTAATGAAACCGCCAGCGCTATCGCTGATATAGTCGGACGTGCCGGAGTTCGTGAAGCTGATCGTTGTGATAGACCCTGTGGTAACATCTTTCGTCGCAACCCTCGCCCGACCGAACATCCGCACAGGAGCCGCCGCGCCGAACACGGTTATCCCGTGCTTAGTCCACAGCAGCGGGTGCGTAAGGTACGACGTGGTGCCGGACGCAGTTGTACCAGCACTTAACAGCACAATACCGTCACCGGCACCGCTCGTACACAGAGCATACGCAGTCTGGATGTCTGCAACAGCATTATCCGCAGAAGTACCGGCGTTAGTGTTTGCGCCGGATGTCGGATCGACATAAAACCACGTACCGCGAATTTGAGGCAATGCACCGAGTCCCCAGAGTGCATTAACAGAGTCCCGGACCTGAGGCTGAACGCCTTCGCCAAGAAGATATTTTAAAAGTTTCATGTTAGCACCTCCTTAGCTCGTGGCCAAGCCGGTAATTTTCCCGTGCAAGAATTCGGCACCGTAGTCAAGCCCGATGTACCCGAACAGTTGACCGTTTTCACTTGCGCCCGTCTTCGAGAGAGGCTCATAGAAGAAGTTTCCTTTTTCCGGGACCATCTGGAACACCGGGGCGCACACTGACATTTCAGCCGCAAGAACGGTGTCGGTCGGCATGAACCGGTCAAGAGCAATACCAACAGAACCAAAATCAGTCTCGATCTGCTTGATATTTACGCCGCCGACGTTCCGGTCGGTCGGGGCATACCCATAAATGTTGGATATCGCCTGCTTTTGAAACGAGTTGACGAATATGACGGTATTCGAAAACACCGCGCCGCCGTCGAACATCGTCTTGAACATCGAGTCCATGAGCTTTTTGCTTAGTGCCGCGCTTGCCGCAGCGATCGCCGTTGTACTGCATGCCGTGATAATACCACGGGTAGCGTTATACGTACCGGCAGTAGTAGCAATGCTGTACTTACCCTGGAGGAAACTGTACTCAACGTCCCTCGATATTTTAGCGAGCTTCCACGCAATCTGCCGTTGACGTGCCGCCGCTATCGGGTTGACTTGACCGGCTGTATTAAGGCCGGACATACGCCCCATGTTCGACAGCTTGTCATACGACAGCAGAATTGATTCATGATGTTTCTGACATACGTTCGTTATCTGCGTGGTTGCCATCTGAGTCGGAGAGGCCGGGGCCGTGAGGCTTGCGGTCTCGGTTATAGCCGGTTGTGCAGCAGCCGGGTAATCGTAAGTCTGCCCGCACGGAAATTCAAAGTTCTCACTCGAACGTCCACCGGTAAGACCGCCGATCATCGATAGAAACGGGGTCGCTTCCGCGTCAGCGGTAAAAAGCATCCCCGCGTAGTTAGGGAGATTCCATATCGTCCCTTGCCCTGTTATATAAGTCGTCATTGCATTACTCCTGATTCTCTAAAGTTTTACTCCCGTCTGCTTTTCGAACATCTGCTCTTCGATTGCTACCTGTGCGGCAAGGTCTTTGCGCTTTACCGCATCTGCTAACTGAGCATTAAGATCGCCTGGTACCGGTACTCCCTGCCCGTTTCCCGGTTGCCTTCCGCCCCCGCCACCTGGTGCGAGTTTATTTTTAAGATGGAACGAATTCTCATCCATTGCCAGAAATTGAGCTATAGCGTCTTTCGGTGAGAAATCAACATCTTTAAGATTTCCCGCCGCGTCTTTTATTTTAAGAGTGAGGACGGTTTCAAATTCACCAGTTCCCCTTCCTGTTGCCATGTCTGTTTTTTCAACAAGCCGCGCATTTCCCTTTTGCCGTAGTAAATCCATCGTCTGCGCCGGATTGTGAAGGTCGTTAGCCGGTAAAACAGAAAAAAGATCGTTGCTTATTTTTGTGTCATAGAATTTATTCTTGTATAAGTCAACGGACTTCTCGGTTTCAGCTATCTTTTCTGTAAGAGCTTTAATACTCTTCTCATATTCGGCCTTTATATTTTCGATTTCTTTCGGAACGCTCCCGGTTTTCTTTTTTGCCTCTGTTAGTTCAACTTCATAATCTTCTATTTTCTCTTTCAGCGCGTCGATCTCTTCCTGCTTTTTTGCCTCCCCTGCTTTCCGCGCATATTTGGCAACTTTTCCGATGAACCCTTCAAGGTTTTTAGGAACCATTACCGGAGTACCGTCAACCGGGTCTTTGACCTCAATGTATTCAGGCTTCCCTTCTCCACCTCCGCCTAGTCCCTCAGCCGCATAAAATATTCTTAATCCTTTCATTATTTTACCATCCTTCCGCTATGTTATTTTCGGCACCCTGCCCGATACCGTTATTAAGCTATTCGTTATTTTCTTCCGGCTTTTCACCGGGTTTTAAACCAGTTCCTATGTTCTTGTTAATCTGTTTTACGTTTCCCAGAATTTTTTTAGCCTTATCTACGTCAAAGCCATATATCTCTACAAGCATCACAACAGCAGAGTCATAGCTAGTTTTACCGGTTGACACAGATTCTTGTATTTGCAATATCCCCTGTACACCGCTGACCGTACCTCTCAACCGCGCCTTTGATTCAGCCTCTATGTCAACAGGTGTTTCAATATCATCCACGTTAATGTCTTTAAACGCCGCACCATTTTTAGCCATCTCTGCGAGCTGTTCCGGCGTTACGTTACCGCGCATGGTTGCCGCCTCAATCTGCGCGTTCTCGGTCGTGTCTATGTCGTCGTATACAACCTGCATTTCGTCTTCATCCACAACGTCCGACAGATTAAGGGCCGCGATCCTCTTAGCCACAATCCTCCGCAATTCTGCATACGGCAGCATTATCGCTTGATACAATCTCGCAAGCTCGGCCTCTTCATCCTTCCCTATAATATCCTTGCGGTATTCTATTTCAGCGTCAACGGCTTTCCCTTCCCATAATCCGGCAAGCCTGAAAATGTCTTTTTCTATACTCGCCATAGCCCCCGCGCCCATGTTCAGAAACGCTCTGAGCTTCGAGAAGTCATACTGTTTAGCTACCCCTGATTGCGCCGTCGATTTGTTGATGTCAGTTTCAAGCCCGAGTGAACGCCGTATGGCTGCAACCAGAAAATCAAGCACCGTTAAAAACGGGGCAATGTCTCCGAGCGTCGGGCCATCGAAGTTAGGCGGGCTAGACGCTGTAATGTCATACTCAAGTATTGCACAGTGGGACAGTCCACCGCTTGTGGCAGCTTTCGGAGCGGCGCCCGGCCAGAACAGGTATTTAAATACGCCGCCGCTTATAACCTCATCCATAAGCGACATAAAATTATATATGGCTTGATCGAAGAACGTTATGTCCTCAAAAATAGTGTCAACGAAATAAGAGCGGTTTTTATTCGTCCAGTTTGCAAACCGGAACGGGACTTCACCGCACGGGTGTTCTTTTACTTCTCCAGCCTCAAGATTAAATGATACCGTATCACCGTTCCCATCATGGCCAAACTCATATAAATTATACACGTCCATGCCATTGGCAAAATCTCCCTGCCTTGCTCCTACAAGATTATACATGGATATGCCGGATGATATATCAACATTGGCCGTGTACCGCTGGATTGTTTTACGAGTCCATACCGTGTATTGAAATTTTATCTGCGCTCTTTTTGTAGGAGATATATTGTCGTAGCATGTATCATCAAGCACTATCCAGTCAAGCCTTCCGTCACGGCCTACGTGGTAATTGCGTATCTGCCAGGGCATGTACAGCACACAAAACGGATTGATTCCCTTCTCGCGCCTGTCTGCCTCTGTAGCCACTTCTTCAGGGTTAAATTCGGGGGAGTCTACCAGCACTCCGCACGTGTAAAGCAGCGAATTAAGCGCGACCATCTTCATAAACTCATTCATTCCCAAATACTGATTTGCATTATAGATGATATAGTCGACGGCCTCAATCCCCTTGCGATCAGGGTTAGACGAAAACACAAACCCGGCTATCATGTCAGCAAGCGGCTGGACGTTGTTAAGATATACGGCGCGTTTACGGCGGGCCTGATATGAAACATCTGTCTCACGCGCATCGAAACGGTGAAGGTACGACGGCTCGGCATATTTATACATAACACCGCCCGAATATGCCTTTGCAATCTGTACCCACATATTACGCTTAACAGAATATATGGGGTGTACTTGTGTTCCTATTAAGTTAATGTCGTCGTTCATTTCGGGCATAATAATAAACCACGGTTTTTTATTACGCCCCTGAACCGGAGGGGCAACCAGTAAAAGCATTTATCGTCTGCTCCGCGACGTGACGTTGTTTTAGGACAACGCTAACCTGGACAGCAGCGGAAGTATTGAATAACCCCTATAGCATTATGTCGCCTGTTTGTCAAGCATTTTATTATATAGGCCGCCCGTAAACGTCGTAAGCGGTAGAATTGAAACCCTGCATTAACTCGGTAACAGCCCAGACAAGAGCATCGAGCCTATCCGGTGACCTGTCACCAGGTACCCATTCACAGAGCTGATCTTCAAGCAAATCGAACGTACCTACATGATGAACTCGCCCCTGTTCATACAACAGGCTGACCGGCTCTGCCCTTACCGCCTTACCGCGTGATGCCCATACGAGCTTAACGGGGACAGACTTATCGGCGTTATTCAGGGTTGACAGCACCATGTCCCCGCCGTTGTTCTTTTCAGCGACGACTATATCAGCCATCTTATTCTTATATGCCTGTATTGCCCGCTTTGCCCACTGTTCAGGGGTGCCTATGAGCGACACATCATCCAGTATGTAGTAATGATCGATCTTGTCAATGGTCTTTTTACCGGCGACAACTATCCCGGTTTCGTTTGACGTTTCATCGTCATGAGATGCAGCAGGGTCAACGCCTACAACTACGCGGGTCAGGTCCAATATCTGAGATACGCGGGCATCGTCAATCCATGCCCGTCGCCATAGTGCGTTCGGGTTATCGTCAAGTATCTGCGCATAGACTTCTTGTTTTTCAAGGCGGGTACCCTTGTATTTAGCGATGATAGTCTGTATAAACGGCGCCGCGAGATTATCAATGTTTTCCATCGTGTTCCCGTGCGTTACGATAACATCAGACCGGGCCACAAGCTCCCTAACTGCCTTTGTGGGCTTAGGCGTTGTAGATATTCCGCATAGAGGGTTTTTTCCGAGCCGTAACCCTAACAAGAGATTATCAAGGGTTTCCTGTGGGTATTTCCATTTACAGAATTCATCACCCCATATAATGTCTGACTGTGCGCCCCGCGCCTTGTCCGGCTCTGTACCGTAGAATATCTGGGCCTTTGCGCCGTTAGGAAAAACAATCTCTTTTTTCGATGGGCGATAATCGGCATTTATTTTTAGCCTCTTACAGACAGATAACAACCCGCTTTCACCCTCGATCATTATAGACCTTACTTCATCGGCTGCAGCTCCTACAAGCGAAAGGTGTCTATATCCGGCGCGTATCTTCTTTACCGCCCATTCTGCAAACTGCCGTGTCTTACCATAGCCGCGCCCGCACAATGAAACCCATATGAACTTCCCGTTCTGACCGAGCTGTTCCGGCTCCCTTTGCTCTGGCCTGGCAATGTTACCTTGCTCCCAATCAGTAGCAATAAAACGCATCTCGTCGTACGTTAATGTTTTGAGTATGTCGGGATTGAGCGCGATTAAATCAGTTATTGTCTGTCTGTTTGCTTGCATTGATTTTATCAAGGATCTTCTGCGTATAGTCTTCAAGCCCGGTTAAATCGACATTGACATTGACCGGCTCTGCAAGTCCTATGTATTGAGACAATATTTTCATCGCCTCTGTTTTAGAGTGCAGTTTTAATTTAATGTCTTTATTCGATACGCTGATTTCTTCCCCAGCCTTGACAATCTCCTGTTTGATCTCGACCGATTGTATAACAGACGTGTCTACAGAATCAGATGGTATGACCGCGACGCCATCCTGATCGTACTTTATAAGTGTACCAATATCTGATAGGGCAATCTTTCGCGCCGCCTCTATTATCTCAGCTTTAAGTTTATCTCGCTGGCCGTCAAGAACAGAGTTTATACGGGCGTTAATATAAGCTAGAATTTGAGGTTTTTTCAATGCCTCTATTCCGCTTGCATAAGCGGTTTTCTTACTATATCCGGCCTTAAGCGCTGCCTGAGTAGCATTAAATCCATTTGTTAGATACTCATTACAGAAAATGGCCTGTTTAGGAGTAAGGCCGTCTATTGAGCGATTTTTGTTTACTTTAGGCATTATTCAGCCTTTTTAACCTTCGGGGGCCAGTAGTACTTACGCGCCCGGTCACGTGTCCGCCCGTTTTTGTACGGCTGTGTATAATATTTACAGCGGTTACGGCTTAACTTGCGTTTTTGCTCTCTGTTCATGGTTTTACCTCAAAATGGGATGTCTTCATCGCTGAAAGGCGATTGTTCGTCGGTCTGTGCCGTTCCCTGACTTGCGCCGTTATCTTTACGAGGCGGCGACCAGACGATATTATAATCAGGCTGGTTGTCTTTATCTTTCTTCTCGTTTTTGAATATGGCAAAATTGAGGGAAAGGCCCGGTACCTGAATTTGTCCGGAAAAGTACTTTTTGCCGTCTTTCGTTTCCTTAAGCCAACATGCGCCTATGTTCATTTCAACCCCCCGTTATGACAATATTTTGATTTCTAGCGATTCTGTCCGTTTCCCTTTGCGCCTTCCCCTTGTAGCCGGGAGCGAGTGACAAATACAACGATTAACGCCGGTCTTAAACTTGCAAAGGTCGTCAAATAAAGGCTCGGTCATGGGCCCGGGAACAGTCCATTCTTCAAACGGCAAGGCAGTGCGCCGGTATTTTGAGTAATCGTTCATATCTTGCGCTTTAAGAGTAATTTAACCTGATCGACCATTTGACCGGGATTTCTGCGTATCATGTCGGTCGTGTACCTGAGAACGCGCCAACCGTGGCAGGCTGCAAGGTTATACTTTTCACAGTCTTTATTATACCCTGTACCCCGGACGTGCCGCCCTCCCGACCATACAGCACCCTCGACCTCAATTGCTATTTTATGGCTAGGAATTGCAAAGTCAAATCGAAATTTACGGTCAGGTAAAAACTTGTATTCCCGATCGAATTTAATCCGCTGCCCACTCAATAACAGATTTACGGTATCTTCGCCCTGTTTGTTCATGCTATATGCCATCCGTGATCATGCATAAAGTCAACGAACGCGCCGAATTTTCTCCAGTATTTTTGCCCTGACCATATGTTATACATTTCGTCAAGCGTTATCATCTTCATGGTCACACCATCCGAATGAGCTTTTTACTTTCTTCGACCTCATCTATCAGGGGCCGGAGTATTTCGATCTGTTCAAGCGTGATTCCATCGGCCGGAAAATGGGATAGATTTATCTTGTAAAATTCGATGTCGTCCGCACCCTCGGAAAGCAGCTCGTTAGATTTCGCCTCGTGGTCTTCGCGCTCTTTGGCAATCTCGGGGTACTTTTCCATCATGGCTTTTATGGCAACGGTGAAAGCCTCGACGTTCTCAGGGCTCATGTCGTACATATTGCCCTTAATTATCGGCAAGCCGTTTTCATCCTTTGTTGCGTATTCAATGCAGATGTTCATGCGCTCGTTTTCGCACGCCTCGAGCTTTTCAGGATATGCGGTCGGGGGGTATTGTAAACGGTTATTAAGGACCTGCGCCGGTGGATTTACAAGCGCAAGATTCTTTTTCAATCCATAAAGGAATTTAAAGGGGACATCCCGCCTGCCCTGGAATTGGCGGGCAAGCATATTCAAGGTTTGCGCGATTTTTATAAGTTCACCGTTATTCATTTTGTCCTCTCCATGCCATATATAATATATTTACATCATTTTATCAAGCACTTTCTGTATAAGAGCGACAGAAAATTTGCTAAAGTGTACAGG